TGGTGGTGTGCAGGGGGGACAGCAGCAAAGCTACACTTTAGCACATCCATTTTTCAATTTCTAATGCGTGTTAGAAAAACCATACAAACCCGCGCAAATGAATGCAGCAAGGGTTTGTCCTCAACAGTACGCGAAAACTCGCACAAGTGTGATCCGCGCAAACTAATGCAGCAGGACAACACCAATGAAAGCATCGCGTAAATAAATGATAATAATCATTGTTTCCGAGTCTTAGACTCGGATCGACGAGGTGCAACAGCAATCTCTTGATCAGCGCGCACCAACAGTTGTCGCATAAGCGGAGGAGGCTCTAAACGATCGTCATCAGCGGGCTCTCCGTCGATGAACTTGCCTCCAAGACTACGCTTCTTGTGCTCCATTCTGTGGAAAACGGAGTGAACCAACGACGTGCGCTTAACCTTAAGCGACTCATCGTTAAATATTGCCCCGGGGGAGAGTTGAACGATAGCGTAAAAACACGTCCAATTGGTGAGTCCAGCCCCACCAGAAAAGAACATGTTAAAGGTATTCTCCGAAACAGGTCCACCACTAACAACTATAAGGCACCAGAGGTTATACACGTTCTGCGAAGAGCCTCCGAGGTAGTTGTTATTGGAATGAATGCCACCTGAAGTGGTGACGTTGTCACCAAGAGCAATCGATGATGCCAAGGAGGTTGTCTGAGTACCAGCTGCGTTCCAATCCGCTGTGAGCAAATACACGCCAGATGAATTAAAGGTGATAGTGTCACTGCTGCCAGTGGCAGCAATGTCATAATAACCTGAATAAGGAATCTGTGACGTGACAGTGTTGCCACCAGCAGAAAAGGGATGGGCTTGTAAAGTCGCTATATCCGCCCCACCAGAGGTCAGGTTGGCGTAGTAACCAGCACCCAAAGCTTGTGAAATCTTGGGTTTGTAGAATTCAATCTCATAATACACCAACAATTCTCCTGCTACTACCTGAGCTGTGTTGGATATCGCTGTAATAGAAAACTGTCCTAAATCGTACAGCTGATTATCTTGGCCCGAGCTCAACGGGCCAGTTCGTAGGAAATAACGCTTCATGTAATTCTCAGCCTTAACATGATAATCCTGGCTAACATAAAAAGCCTGTTCCTGAGAGCCCTCATATCCCATCATTGCCTGCTTAGATGAGAAAGGGGCGTCCTCAGAGTCATTCTGATAAGCCATATAACAAGTACCAGCAGCATTAGTAGCAACACGATTCCTGTATTGGAAGACCATCTTCCGCACGGTGTACATCTCATAACTAGCAGCAACTTGCGCAAGCCAAGGCATCGAATCAACCAAACCAGGCTGAATAACAATAATCTGATTGGCTGGCAACTCGAACGTAGTAGTGGACGGAAGGTCCAACAAATACTCGGTGTGGCAAACCAATGTGCTCGCTTTCAAAGTTCGTATGACCGGAGCCCTCGTCTTCCGGCCCTGAGCCGTACCAAGCGGGATCGACTGCTTCTGTCCAACAGGTTTAGCGCGAATTGGTGGTACCGCGCCTGATAACCCCCCGTTCTTACCCTTCCGTTTGCCCGACTTTGCGAGCTTTTTCTTACCATTAGATCGTTGCATAAAACGGCGAAAATAATCAATTAAACAATAAACAATAAAATCTTGAGGATTTAGTTAAAAATCAAGCGGGGTGCCAAATCACCCCGCTAACACGCATGGCCTGAGGCCCACTACAATTGTTGAGAAGGCTGGGGGGGTGGTTTATCCACCCACTTCCCAGCCTTTTGTTTTCGGGCCTTATACGCCTCGAAAGGTTCCTCTTTTAGGTCCTTGTGAACAAACATCTTCACCCCGTCTTTCTCATAGCACCGTCCAGGGCGTTTAGACAAGGATTTCCGCTCACGCGGAAGACTCCTACCCACTTCCTTGCCTAGCCTGTCCTTATCATGACGTTTGCCGTCACGCAGAAACTTTCCTTCATCAGGGGCCTTGCCAGATTTCAACTCTGGCACCTCAATTAAGGGTTTTGAGCCAACTACCTGTTCATCCACCTCAACCTGGATGTCCGATTTGGCGGGCATTTGTTCCAACAACATAGGTGGACAAAGGAGTGCCTCTACGCTGTCGCGTGTTGTTACCCACTGAGAAAAGCCCTTCACGTCTGCTTCAGGCAAAGTTTTATGGACCACATCCATCATCCATGATCCACCATGATTAGGATACTGCTCCGAAACATCAAAGGAATTGAGCCAAAAATTCATGAAATTTAATTTAGCTTCAGCGAGAATATGCCCTCCTGATAGCTGCTCAACCTTTTGACAAAACTCACCAATAATAGGAGTTTCCCTGTCACTAAACAGAAATCCACGACACTTCTCGCGCAATTTCATGACCGGGGTGACGTGTGCAGGCATATTCACAGTGCAATGAAACTTGCTCAGCTGACGTTTCAAATCACACATTGAAGAATCGTCGCCGAACCAGACCCCAGGTGAATAAATGCGTGCAAGGAACTTAATCCCAGGTTCACCCCGAAGCACAGGTTCAAAAGTCAACTCCTGTCCCACGGCTTTGGCAGCCTCCACATATCGATTGATATCTATGTCCGGTGTCAAACCATCGTCCCCGCCATAAATCCCCAGGCCCCACCAAGCATCATCGGGATCCCTACCGGCAAGAATATTGCCGTAAAACGCAATAAAGGCGTTGAACAATGAGTTAAAGATGCTCGTGTCGGGTGATCCCGAAGTTCTGGCAAACTTAGCGTCATACTTAGTGCCCATAGTAAGGACTGACTTAGACCCATATTGGGCAGCATGCAGTTCAGAAAGCTGATCATGGTATTGGTGATGGAAGGCCCTGAGCAAGATTCTTTTCTCAATCATTCGCATCAGGTTACTGCCGTGCCCATCGAACCGCGAAAAGTCAGTGTTAGCAGCAAAATCAGCTTCTCTGCACACAGCCACAACTCTAGCAGAAATCTCCCGAGGGGATAAGCCAAATGCGTACCAACGCTGGCGTTTCAAGACGCTCTCAAAGCCATACGTAAACCGGGAATAATCCCTCTTATCAGGGGTATTGATGGTTGTGATAATGCGAGGATCCTTAACCCCTGCATAAGGTTCTCTTTTCAAGAAAGCTTTAAACCTACGCCATGCACCAACCCCCATACTAGCTTCTAATAATTGACGTTGCGCTGGTCTATTCTGGCGATCCCAAACCTCCTCTTCGTCGACGGGATGACACAACCCTGGTTTTGGTATCAAGCGCTTCTCAAAGTCTTTAATTGCCTGCAGCATGGACGCACTTGCCTCAAGTTCCGCTGGACGCACCTTGACAATACGGCCCATAACGGCAGCAACCTCGTTAGCTTTACTGAGTAAAGGGACGAAAGCATCACGAACAAAAGGCGACATAAAGCTGGTTAATCCAGGTTTTCCTTCTGAATCCGCAGTGCCGGGTTTAAAAGAATAAGGACGGAGGCCGTCTGTCGCAGGGCAGACAACACTCGCTTTCACTCCAGCTTTCAACCGATGGTACGCCATAACCACGGCAGCCCCCGACTGATTTTCTGGCAGCTTTGTCATCGCCTGCGCCATGGTCAATGGGTACTTAGACTCCCTCGCTGTTATAGCCAAAGCCTCATCATCCGCAGAACTTATATTGGCAACAGCGTATCCGTCTACCAAAGAAGTCGATGTTCGCATGCCCTCTGGAGCATGAATAACCAGACGGTTAAATCCACTATCATAAGGCTTAACCCTATCCAACCGCAATCCAGCGACCAAATATCTGGCTAACCAAGCGAATGGGCCCCACCATGTTCCCGTAGGAACCAACAGGACAATCTCACGATCCGGTGTAGTACTCCATCTCTCAACCATGAAAGCGGTGGTGCTCCAAAAATCACACGCTAACAAACTATCGGTGCTATAATTCCAAACCGCATGCTGGAAGAAAGCTCCACCACGCGCGCGATAAATGACTTCATTCGAGGAGTTAAAAGTGTAACTGTAATCAGGACCTTCCCTCGCCACTTGATGAGGTTGAAAGGTATAAAGCAATACAGGCTGTGTCTGATTTGAAAGATGTTCATTCATATCAACGTATTGGTCCACGTCTATGTAAGTGATCAACGAACGTCCTTTCCTGGGCACTGGTTTTAAGCGCTGGGATATCTGAACATCCTTAACCCAAAACCACTCTCGTGATCCCGGTCGACCGCGTTTCTGGTCCTCCAAAGATTGCTGGAAAGACCACGTTGTCAATCCCATATTTGCAGCAACAACCTCGGAAAAGTTATTAGCTTGATTGCGATCAATGGCCGACTTCGCATGATCATGACCATGGCCAACCGCCTCGTTAAAATATCGGCTGGTTTTAAACACTTTCCTTGCTCGCGAGGGCAAAACCGCTGGTTTGTGGCGTACCCTCTCAAGCAAGCGCTTAAGTGCTAAAATCACATACGGTTTAACCATATTCCACACCTTCTCGAGCAGCTTGCGAAGCAAGTAGCCCAAAATGATGAGTTCGACGTTAAACTGAACAAACCGATAGGTTTGCGACAAATCGCGCAAAACTTGGAGCGTCATGCTATCCATTTCCAAAAGACCGTCGTCCATGCGTCGAACAAGATATGGCAAATACATTGCAACCAACTCAACCGATATATCCGCATGATATGTCTTTTTAGATGCCACATAAGAAAAGACTTGAGGTGAAGTAGCTCGATTCACAGTATACATCAAAGGTAAAACAAAGAGGTGCCCCGCTAAGAAATTCTTAACTCCCGTTAAATATCCGCCAGCGAACTGCAACGGACCACGGGGCACCCCTCTCAACAATTTAACAATGCTAACAATGGGATTTCGCCACATCCCGGGTACAGGGGCATTAGCAGCGCCCCCTCCCACATACAATTGGCTGGCTAAGCCAAAGGTTCCACTCGCAACGGATGCGTTGGACGGATTTATTGGATCAACTGATCCGTACACCCATTGTGGTAGGCTGCGTCCAAGCATGGAACGCAGCCCCCACGGGGCGGCCGTAGCCGCCCCAGGGGCGGCCAAGGCCGCCCCAAATTGGGGTGAGCGCGGAAGCTCTGCCCCAATGCGCCGAAGCGTCTGCACGTCAGTCGTAATGGC